CCGTCAGACGATAAAGTTATCAAGTCTTTAAACATGACAGAAGAACAATACAAACAACGGGTAAAAGAATACTACGGACTATGAGTAATAACACAGAAACAAAAAAAGATAAAGTAGAAATTTCAGAGCTTCTTGACTTTTATTGGGAATCTTGCGAAGATGTGCATCTTTGGAACTACTTAGATAAGGGCAAGTACCCAATTGATCGTATGTTAACAGCATTCAAAAACTTTTTAAATCAATACAACCATGGCCAACATAATATACGATAACACATGCGAAGTGCCTTTCAAGGGTAAGAAACCTACCAGAAGTTGGATGAAGGATTGGACCGAAGAAGAGCGCATAGACAAATTCTTCGAGTTCTGTCACAAGTTCGATGATAGACAAGACGATCTACTAAAGAACGAGTACCAGATCTTCTCACATCGCCTCCACTGGCACGAACATCCATACTGCGAGTACATGCAGGATGTGGTCAGCAACAAAGCAAGACTTTTCTATACGCTTGTTTTCTCTTTCACAAACGAACACTGGGGCACATTCACTAAGCTTTACAACGGAGGCATAAAAGCAGCACGAGAGCACTTCAAAGAGAACAGGCACGCTCGCAACGACCTGTTTCAGATATACTACCCAAAGGGCACAAACGTAAAAGAGTGGGTGTTAGAAGGACCAATGCAAGCCGCTGAAGATTTGTATCACGTGTTGGACGAAATTGAAGAGGGATCGAGACCAAAGTTTACTATGATGGGATTTGCTAAACTGTTGGAGTCGTATTTCAAAGAACACCAAAAGTTTAGAAGTCCGCTTTATCCATGCAAAAATACAGCTAGATACGTAGCGATGTCGTATCCACACCTGGTGGACCCTGAGTCTATACTATTCGGCGGCACAGGCCACTTCGATGGACTTCACCAGATATTCGATGGACAAAACCTAAACGGCAAGGTTAAATACAGCGTAAACGAAGCGGGAGATTTCATACCAGAGAACAAACAGGCTCACGAGTGGTTGAGACAGATGAAGATACTTGTAGAACACCCCAAAAACCCAATGAAGGTTCAGAAGTATTTGAACGTTGAAGATAAGACTTGTTTCTTTTGGAAGCACATAGCCATATCTCATGGTGAAAAGCGACCGACTAAAAACATACCTTACACTTGGATATTCAACGATAGATTCAACTTGGGTAACTCACCCAGCTTTTTATCAGGCATACAAGAAAGAAATCTAATGTATTGATAACCAACGAGTTGCACAACTGATTGGTTTCCAATTACTTAGCCAACGTACCAGGAGCTCACCAGAGCTCCTTTTTTATGGCCTATACGTTAACCTATCTCAAGAATTATGAACTAATGGCGAGCTCGGGTGCAGCTCTGGGAGCGTACACATTTTATTATTAATCTTACGAAAGTTAGCATATTTATTGACAGACTGGTTACGGCTTTTTTTGGCTGTAACCATTTTTTTTGTAAAATCCTACCAACTATGAAAAAATTTATCACAAACCTTTTTAAAGACAGCAATGACATCAACGAGAAATCTGTTATAGGTTTTGCTTCTTTTTTTATAATGGTTATATTCGCTACTGTAGATATAGTTACTGGCTATATGGGAAAAGAACTATTGATAAACGATTTTATTTTTAATTCGTTTTTGATCATGACTTTGGGCGCTTTTGGCATAGCATCTGTGGACAAATTTATAAACTCCAAGTACCAAAATAAAACAGAAGAAGAAACATCACAAGAAGAAAACCTATAACCATGGCAACAAAAAAATCAACAGTAGAATCAGTAGCAGGCGCAGTTAAGCCTCCTATAAGTTTCAAAGAGTTTGCGAAAGAGCCAGTAAAGGGACTAATGTTCATTTGCATCATCGCAGTTGGTTATTTGTACGTCGATATCAAAATGAGTAATTCTTCCACACAAGAAGCTCAAAACAAAAAGATAGATAAGCTAGAAACAAAGGTAGACATGCTAACAACTGCGCTTAGGAAATCAGACAGTACGTTGGCAGCTGCTACGTCTAAAATAGCTGTATTGCAAGAACTAGGTAAAATAAAGTAATATGAGATACGCTACACTACTGCTGGCTCTATTCATAGTGGGCTGCGCAGATTCTAAAATAGAACAAACAAACGACAATGAATATGAAAAATTTGATAGCATTATTGCAAAAAGCGAGCAAAATCTCCAAATTGCTAGCGGAGCCAATAAAAAAAGTGATAGCCTTGTTACAGGCAAAATAGAAAAAACTGCTCACAAGATTCAAAAGCTAGAAACAGAAGTAAAGCAATTAAAAAAAGAAAACAATGAACTTAAAGCTATTCTTTACGATATTGATAACGACCGCGGGCAACCTTACATCATTCGCACAATATCCGACTACCAAGACTATTAAGGGGCAAGACGTAGTTATAATGACAGTTCCTCAAGCGAAGGCGATAGATAACAAGTTTCTATTGTTAAAAGACAGCGTGAAGCTGTTAAGCATTTCTTTGTATCAAAACAGGGAAAATTTAAGAATAACAAGCGAAGCTCTAACTAAAACTAATAAAAGCTTAACTTCAACTCAAGAGTCCCTTAGTCAAACTATGGCTATAAACGAAGCTTACATAAAAGAGATTGAGAAGTACAAAAAAATGGAGTTTGAAGACAAAAAAGTTAAAATGAGAGTAACAATAGGATTAACATCGGCTTTAGTCGTATGGTTAACTGTATTTATAACTGGAATAAGCCAATAATAATATAAAAATTTATGGACATCAACAAATTAAAAGGGCATACCCCTGATGCTGTTATTGCACAGCTACCTGACACGGTCGCAAAGTTTGAACTAAATACTCCCCTTCGCTTGGCACACTTCCTAGCCCAAGCAGGACACGAGAGCGGAGGCTTCAAAGCCGTAAACGAGAATCTAAACTACGGAGCCAAGGGTCTACTAGGAATCTTCAAGAAGTATTTCCCTACACCGGAAAAGGCAGCTTTGTACGAGCGTAAGCCTGAGAAGATTGCTAACTTGGTATACGGCAGTAGAATGGGTAACGGGCCTGAGGCATCCGGGGAAGGTTGGAAATTTAGAGGCCGCGGATACATTCAACTAACCGGTAAAGACAACTACAAGGCTTTCGATGCTGTAGTAGCAGAAAACATCATAGACAACCCAGATCTAGTGGCTACCAAGTATCCATTACTCTCTGCAGCGTGGTTCTTTCACAAAAACGGGCTACACAAGCTAGCTGACGGCGGAGCTACTGACGCTGTAGTTACTTCTGTTACAAAAAGAGTTAACGGTGGAACTATAGGACTACCCGATCGCATAAAACATTTCAAAGAGTATTACAACCTACTGAAATAATACAACATCACCAAAATAAAAAGGGAGCTCACAAAGCTCCTTTTTTTGTGACTATACGTTAATCAGTACTAAGAATTATCGTCTGGTGGTGAGCTTTGGTGCAGTTCTGGGTCTGGTTTTATGTCCCTTCTATAGTATCTTCCTGCAATAGTATCGTTGTAGGAGTCTATGTGAAGTACCCTAAGTCGATGCTGCCAGTACTCTTCGTAGTAAGTGCACTGCTTTTTGTTGAAACAGAACTCTAGTATTTCTCTGTGAAAGTGTTGTAGACCTATAAGCTTAATGTCCTCTTGTAGATTCTTGTTGCTTCCGTTATAGTCGGACCAGTTGCTTTCTTTACGCTCTTTCTTTTTCTTTGGAATACGACCTGGTTTGTCCCAGTTCTCAGCTTCCTTCTTTGTTAACTTCTTTGTGAGGGTATTGAACAGCGTTTTCTTTCCTACGTATATCTTGCCGTTCGTCGTGTTGGTGATCATGTATACAAAACCTACGCAACCTTCAGGGAATTGGGAGAGACTTTCTATCTCTTGCCCTTCGTATAACCATTTTTGCATGAACTTCTTTCTATATAAATATGCTTAACTATCCCAACGTATGGTAAAAGTAATATCGGTGTTGCTTGGAATGGGATACGGTGTGGATAGTTTCCCGACCAACAGAAGTTCGTCTGCATCGTTATAAAGACCTACTGTAGTAGCATAAGGTCTAAACTCAGAACCCGTTACAGCGTCTATGTAAGTTCCAGTGGACCCAGATATTATTGCGCTTGGATTTAAAGTGTAATTAAAATCGTTTTCGTTAACTCTACAGCGTACAGTATTTTCGTATATAGTACTGTCCGCTGCAAAAGACATCGTAAAATTGTTGATATTCACTGGTGTTACTGGCATGACTTACATAAATTCTTTTACTTGTTTAGATTGGCTTACGACAACAGACTTAAGCCATCTGTGTTACAGTTGCTATTATTGAAGCTGTGCTTGGTCTTGTAGGATTACTACCTGTTGGTGCATATACCCACGTTGTGTTATTGCTATTAGAGCTCCAATATAACTCTATATCGTCGTTTGCATTAAAAAGTAACACATAGTTCCAAGCAGGTAACGCGCTACTATTAGACGCTAGTGTTATATCGCCTCTACTTCCAGATACGTCTTGTCCATTTATTCTTAACCAAACGGATATTACTGAAGCGCCAGAGCCCTGATTAGCTTGTCCGCTCCATTGAAAGTTATATACTCCTGTATTTTGTATTTTTATAGCACTACTACCAGATAGACTCATCCCTAAAGCGAGATCTGTGGTATTGAATTTTATAGCATGAACTGTATTAGCAGATCCCGATTGGGTTGTATAATCTGAAAACGCTCCGTAGTTAAACAATTTATTTCCCCATCTCGTAAATGATGATCCACTTACTATATTTATGTCTCCATCTCTAACCTCAAAAGACCCAGTAACGCCTGTACTTCCACTTATTTGACTACGGCCTTTTACTAATAGCGATCCTGTTAAAGACATTGATGTGTCTTCAAAATGCGATGTACCAGTAACTGTAAAAGAACCAGAAAACGAGGTTGATCCAGTTACTATAAATGATGAATTATGAAAGACCGAAGATCCGCTCACCTCTATACTACCCGAGAGAACAGTGTTACCAACAATCGTGTTACTACCGCTTAATATGTGATTACCGTAAAATTCTGATATTCCATAGAATGTTTGTGATCCGCTTACATCTATGCTTCCGCTTAATACCGTACTTCCTATTAATTCATTAGATCCACTTGTAATTAGACTGCCTGTTACTACCTGTGTACCTATGCTTGTAGAGCTTCCATTAAATATCTGAGATCCACTTATTACAATGCTACCACTTAATATCGTCGAACCTACATTTGTAAACGTGTTAGATCCAGATATAGTTAAAGATCCTGTTATAACAACATTACCGTTTATTGTTTGGTTACCTAAGAATAGATTAGAGCCTGTAGTTGCTAAAGACGCGCTTTTAGATGTAAACACAGGATCTGATTCGATCGTATTAGAAGCTGTATAGTAAAGTCTACCGCTGGCACTATCGTAAGTTATTAGATTATTTTGAGCAGTAGAGGTTAGTTGAGGTAAGTAAACTAATCCATCTATTTGTGTAGTACCGTTTATCTGTACAGCGCCATTAATAGTTGTACTACCTGAGATCGATACGTTACTTCCTGAAAGATTAGTAAGTAAATACGCTATGTTACCGTCACCCTCTTCCCAAGTTAAAGCGGCGTTTTTTATTGAGCTTGTTCCAGCGTTTGCGAGAGACGAGGTACGATATATCAATCCCATGTTACGTTCTTTTAGATATAAATATTGATCTAATCAAATAAAACTTAGACGCAACAATTGTTTTATGATATAGACACCCAACTTCCGTTCCAAACTTTTAATTGTGCACTTCCAGAATCAAAGTATATAGAGCCTGTTAAAGGGTTGCTAGGTATCGTTGTTGGTAAAACAAATCCTTTAGTCGTTTGGTAAACTGCTAATGTTCCGTCTTGAGCGGGTATTATTAGATTGCGTGTAACCATTGTTTCACCATACTCATATGTTACAACGGTTTTATTACTTTCTTCCCCGTTATATACTAGTCTATTTGGTAATATTTTGTGAGTATCTTGAAAACTTCCGTCTTGAACAACAAATGAGGGTACTGGTTCGGCTGATATATTAACCTCTACAGGATCGTTTGGATATACTATAGCTGTTCCGATTTGTCCAGTAGTTCCGTATGTTCCTGTGATTCCAACGCTTCCTAATGCAGTTATAGATCCAGTAACACCGAGAGATCCAGTAATTCGTGCACTACCCGTGTATGGAAAGACTATATCAACTATATTTTGAACACTAGTCTTAACTGTGGTAGAGCTTTGTACTATCGGAAGTACCTCTGCGCCTGTTAACGAGCCTGCTGATGACAGTTCGGATATTTTCTTATTCATGATTCTAGTCTTTTACGTTATGATGTTTTCTTCATTTTCAGTGACTAACGGATTATCGTCTTCTGTAAATAAATATGTTGGGAATAAGTCTTGGTAGTCTTGATTGGTTATAACTACTATACCGTGAGAATAAAATATGTTACCAACTCGTGTAGAAAAAGGGTATGTTTGTAATACTGCGTAATAATCTTCTGGAGAAGTAAAATACATACTATCGATATAGAGAGACAGACTACCAGATCCAAAATCTATTATGTTTCCGTTTCCGTCGTCGTACAAGCTATAGCTGCCGGAGTTCACTAATCTAAACGTCGCTGGAGATATTTTCTCTCCAAATTTAGTTCTAGGTATAGCTATTACTGTAACTTCTTCTAAATTGCCTGTAGGAAAATATCTTTGATCTGCTTCTAATGTACCCGATGCAGCTGTCGATTGCATAAAGCTTTCGTATTGAGAAGAAGAAGCTGGGAAAGATCCGCTTAAAAAGTTGTAGTAGTACATCTGTCTTGCGAACCTGTAAACGAGAGTATCCCTATTTACTTTTTCGTAACTATATATTGGATTGTTTACTCCCTTTGTTATTGTTATACCGTTGTCTAAAAGAGAATCTTCAACGTACGACGCAGTGTACTTAACCTTTATCGGCAAAGTCGTAACGTCCGAAGCATATATGGTGTTTTTTGATGCACGCATTTAGTTTCGTTACCATGACAGTTTTACTCGTATAAGTGCCTCTTTCGTAAAGTCTTTTACCAATGGTTTAGACATTTTTGCAACAGCAAGTAGATCGTTGTTGTCGTTATATAGACCTACCGTAGTTGGGAAAGTCTGTGGATTATTGATGAAATTTGAATACACAAACTCACCAGATCCAGTGATTAAAGACGCATTAGTGGTGTAATTATAATCTGCGTTTTTAATTCTAACGAATACGTAGTTTGAGGATACAGTTTCTTCAGAAAGAAGTTGGAAAGAACTTCCGGATTTTATTAGTTCGAATACTCGGTTGTTATTTACGCCATTATCTGCAGTTGTTGTTCCATTATTTATTTGTAAACTAAGACCACCGCTAACAAAAGGTAAAGCTAAAGCGTCTGCATTTAGTATGATTGTACCTATATCTGGTAAGAATAGACCGTATGATCCAGAGACAGTGTATCCTTTGGTTGTAGATCCAGAGGGTAATGGCGTATTTTGAGCAGTACCGTTGGAACCTGATACTATGTTAAAGGCTCTGCCGCAATCAAGATAGGTTATAACTGTACTATCTAAAGAATTATCAGTTAACTTAATAGCATTTGACGCTGATGCGATGGTTAAATTAAAAGTACCTGGCATCAGGCTTTGTTTGTATCTATTTCTATCAATCGGTATCGCAATTATTCTCGAAGCGTTTGTATTACCTGTTCCAAAATTGAACGTAGTTTCTGCATCTCCGTAGACTAAATTCCTATATTGTCCGTATGTAATTCTCGTTGGAGTACTTCCTGTTACTAAAACATTTATTGGACCTGAACCCAATCCGCTTAAATTTCCATAAGCTATACTAAACTGTACAGCTGAATTTACCAAGTTCGAGCCAGTATTGTAAACGTCTAAGTAATAATTGTTTGTTGAAGAAGCTGTAAAAAAAGTAGACAGCGTTGGAATATTACTACTCCAAGCGGGCGCTGTTACTGCTTCAGCTGATACTACAAAATCGCTTGTTTCTAATGCTGTAAATGACATGTGTTATGCTTTATTAAGATGTTTTTATGATGTTTACAGGAACAACGAGTCTAGCTCCAGAATCACGTCCAGTAATTGTTAAGGTAGTATACAGCGTTGTTTGATTGCCAAATAGCGTGTTAACTGTAGTAGCTGTTA